ATTACACTGGAATTGAGCGAAGGCTTAACTGCTATGCGTATTGATAGTATGTTGACAAACACCAGCACCAAGCAGATATTCAAAGACATTGAAACTGTTGAAATGAAAATCAAAATGATGGGCAAGAAAGCAGGCGGATTGCAAATCAAGTATATGCCAGCACAAAGCACAGTAAACGACATAAGAGCATTTGTTAAAGAACTAAGCATCAAGCAAGGAAGAGAAATTGACTTTATGTTGGTTGACTATTTGGACTTGCTTATGCCAGTTAGTGCTAAAGTGTCGCCAAATGATTTGTTTGTTAAGGACAAATACGTAAGTGAAGAACTGCGTAACTTATCAAGAGAACTAAACGTATTGTTTGTAACTGCATCACAGTTAAACAGAAGTGCAGTTGAAGAAATTGAATTTGATCATTCGCACATCTCGGGTGGTATAAGTAAAATTAATACCGCTGACAATGTGTTTGGTATTTTTACAAGTCGTGCAATGAGAGAAAGAGGACGTTACCAAATACAAGCAATGAAGACTAGAAGTAGTTCAGGTGTTGGTATGAAGATAGACTTGGAATTTGATATTGAAAGTCTAAGAATACGCAGTGTTGATGAAGATGAAAACGATCACAATAAACCACCAGCAAGCAGTATACTTGCAGGTATCAAAGCAAAAAGTCAAATGGTACAAAAAGACGTAACAGATAGCATGCCCGAAGATGTTCCTAAAATAACTGCTGATATACAAAGTTCCAAGCTCAAACAGATGTTAGCTGGAATTAAACAAAAAGGATAAAGGTCAATGATAGATAAAAAATATTTCTGTTATGAGATCTATAAAAATATTGCTATATGGTCAGATCAAAATAAAGTAAAGTATAATCCATGCAGTATATTTCAAGGGCATATTAAAGAAACTAAAGATGTTGATATTGCAAAGGTATGGAATAGTCCTGAACATCTTAAGATAAAACAAATGGTAGAAACAGATACACGAATTCCAGGATGTGATGTGTGCTATCAAGAGGAAGCAGCCGGACGTACAAGTCGACGGAACAATACAAAAAAACTGTATGAAGACTTTCATTGTGATACTAACATAAATCTCAATTCACCGCAAAGCATTGACTACAGTGTTGGTAACCTGTGCAACCTTAAGTGTGTAATTTGCGGACCAAACAGCAGCACCAGTTGGCTCTCTGACTATCAGAAAATGAGCCCCGATATAAACATTGAACTGTTTAAGTATAATAAAAATATACAGAAATTACTTGATGATGAGTCTGTACTTAGAAACATCAAGACTATTCATTTTCACGGTGGCGGCGAGCCGTTGCTTTCTAATAACCATTTGGATTTACTCAACAAGATTAAAGACGTTAAAGGACTTAAAGACGTTAGAGTATTTTATAATACCAACGGAACTGTTATACCCAATGACACTACCATGGAGTTGTGGGAACAATGTTTATTAGTAGAACTATATTTTAGTATTGATGATATTAGTAGTCGTTTTGAATATCAGAGAACTGGAGCGAACTGGGAAAAAGTTTGTAATAATATTGAAATTATGAAAAAGATTATGCCACACAATCACATGTTTAATGTCAACTGTGTGTGGAGCCTGTTAAATCTTTATTACCTTGACGAAGTGTTTGATTGGTACAATGCAACCTTAAAAACAAACAGGTACGGCGACCCTTCAAATTTTATTTTGCAAAAGGCTGTAGGAGAAACAGAAATAAAAAATTTAACAGAATCTTCTCTTGATGTACTAAAGAACAAATTTTCACTACATCCTCGGTTATTCGATCTTGTTAAAAGCATACCCAAAGGTACAGAAGATAACCAGGTGTTTTGGAATTATATTAACAAACTCGACAGTATACGGAATACAGAATTCAGAAAGGTTTTTCCAGAGTGGAGTTTGCTAATATGAAAGTATTTTGTACTGGAAATATAAGTCGTAAAACTGTAGCATACGCACTAACAGACTTATTATTAGACACTACAAGTGCAAGTTTAAGTACAGGATGGGATTTTACTAATTTTAATACTTTAAAAAATCTTCGACAAACTATATTAAATTATAATGTATTTGTAAATAGTGCCTATATTGATGCAGGTGTGCAATTAAATCTAATGAATACTGTTTACAAAGAATGGATGAAAGAAAACATTAGAGGACATATTATTAATATAGGAACCACACTAGAATACAGCAAGGAACACCATAATGACTCTTATGTAACAAGTAAACTACAGTTGAAGCAACAAAGTCTTCAACTCAGTGAGCAAACTGGTATAACTGGTGTTAAAACTACATACATAGTCTTAGGTGGCATTGCAAATGAAGAGATTTGCAATGCAGATTATGTTAAACCCAAGGATATTGCGTTAACTATAAAATGGGTATTAGATCAAAGATTTCGCATTCCGCTAATACAGTTAGAAGATTAGATCTGAAAAACAAAAACCAACAACTGTACGAATATACATAAATACTACAAAGGACAAACAAAGTCATGCAAAAAAAGACTCGAAGCATCTTTGAAGAATTAGATGGTATCTATACTGAACGTTACAGCAAGCAACAAGAACGTTCTTACATCGTAGAAAGTCGTGCCAGCAATGTTATTGCCAGTGCCGTACGTCTAATGGAACAGATTGAAGAGTTGTATGATGGTGAGCAAGCAGAGAACCTGCATCGCAAACTGTTAAATGCTATTAGACTTCGTGATCCTAGTAAATTTTCTAGATCAGTGAGACGCACAGATGAAAAATAAAGCACAACAAGATCTACTCAATCAATTAAATGAATACCGTCAACTTCGAGAGTTTGACGTTGTAGACAAGATTGGTAAAGGTATTGGACGAGTAGCAGGTGCAGCTGCAAAAGGCGTAGGTGCAGTAGCAGGTGGTGTAGCAGGCTTAGGTAGTGCAGTTAAGCAAGGTTATAACGCAGGCAAACAAACTGTAGGTGGCGGTGGAGCAGCTACTCCAGCTACTCCAGCAAATACAGCAACTCCAGCACAATCAGGTGCTGACATTACACCACAAAAACGTACTTTAAAACAAAAATTTGCATCGACTGCTGGCAAGGCAATGCGAGGTATTAGTAACGTTGCCAATTATGATCCAAAAAAAGGAACACAAACACAACAAGATCAGAGAGCTGCAACAAAAGCAGGCGAGGCTGCTATAGACTCACAAGGTGCAAAGTATCAGAGAGACCTAGCAAAATCGCAAAATCAAACAGTAGGTACAAAGCCAACAGCCGGAGCAGGTACACCAGCCGCAGGAGCACAAACAGGTACACCAGCAACTGGTACTGGAGGAACAGGTAGTGCAATTGGTCAAGGTATTAATCAAGCACAAGCAGGACAACAAACAAAACCTGGATTAAATATCAAACCCGGAGCAACTGCTGTTCCAGGACAAAAAGTACCAACACAAGTAGATAAGAACAAAGATGGTAAAGATGATAAGAGTGGCAAGCCAATAAGCAAAACTGCACAAGATGTAAAAGCCAAAGCAAACGTTAAAGCAGGCGGTGTTGCACTTGATCCTACTAACCCAGAACACAAAGGTTTAATTGCCGCTATTGAAAAGGCATCACCAGGTTTAACAAAAACAGTAAACAAACTTGATACCGGTAGTAAAGGAAAGTTATTAAAGGGATTACAAGCGTCATGAGTATACTATTAGAAGCAAAACAAATTGAAGAACAGTTTGCACGTAACCAGAAATTTTATTCACAACTGTGCGAAGGCTTAGATCGTTCACACGTTAAAATTATTAACGAAGCACAAATCAGTGCCCAACAGATCAATGCACTGTTTAAAACAATTGAACAAACTGCCACTGCAGGTGGTGCTAATAGAACTGCCGTTGGCCAAGGTAAAGATGTAGTCGATGCCGCAGGAAAAATTATCAAAGACGCTGCCAAGTGGGTACAAAATACTGCACCAGTACAAGGTTTTGATGCTAAGTTTGAACAACTCAAAGGCTCAATTGGAGCAAAGTTTCCAGAACTAGACCAACAACTAACCGGACTAGGTACTTGGGCAAAAGAAAACCCAGGAAAGACTGCAGCCATTATTGGTGTGCTAACTGCACTAGCAGGTATTGCAGGTGGACCAATTGGCGGTGCTATTGCCGGTCAAGCACTTAAAGGTGCCGCTGAACTTATCAAAGGTGAAAAAGTATCCACTGCTATTGGTAAAGGTGTTAAGACTGCAGCCATTGGTGCTCTTGCTGGTGGAGTGTTTAATCAGATTTCAGCAGGTATTGATCAACTGTTACCACCTGAAATTACAAACACATTTATCAACGATGCATCTGGTGAAATTGACATTACAAAACTTAGTGGCATGAGTGCAACAAGTCTTGATGTTATTGATGCAGATGCGGCCAGTGAACTTATACAATCAAGAACTGCATTGGCAGAACTAGCAGGTCAAGGTAACCTCGGCGACGAAGCAAACAAAGTATTACAAGATCAGATAAGCCAACTAGATGACAAGATAGTAGCACTTGGAGCACCAGACGGTGGAAGTGTTAATGATGCTATCGACGCTATACAAGCAGAAAAAGGCATTGAAGGTATAGATACAAACATTGAAAAAACAACATCAGTAGGTGATGCCGCTGATGCTACAGAAATCACTGGCGAGTTGTCATCAGAACAACTTAATCAAGCTGGTATAAACTCAGCAGACATACCAAACAATGAATGGCTTGAAGCAAACAATCAAAGATTTCTTGATGCTGGTATGACACAAGAACAGATTGATCAACTGCAAAAAATACAAGGCTTAGACAGAGCAATGGCCAACAAAGAGTTTATGAACACAACAATTAGTGCAGATAGTTCAATAACAGTTGGTGATGACATAAAAGTAGATGGTGTGCCAGACGGTGCAAAAGCAGGTGAAGTTTTCCAATCAAATGTAACTAAGACTTTGCCAGATGGAACCGAATATGGCGGAGTTGCCGAAGTTGGTATTGAAAGTATCGGACCTGATGGACAACCTATTTACACAGTAAAGAGTGTAACTATGAATACCAATCCGTATAGTGCCGCACTCGACAAAGCAATGGAAAATTTACCACCAGAACTTGCAGACGAGTTGCAGAATAATGTTCTTAGTGGAACTGTAAGTGGTTCAATCGAAACTGCGGTTGACGATATGTTGCAAAACATCATCAAAGGAACTGCGGCTGCTGGTATTGGAGCTTCTCTTGCAGGAGTAGAAGCAAACGCCGCTCAACGAGAACAAGGACAAGCACAAGAAAGTCGTATTATTCCAAGACGTAACGGACGTTTACTAAGCGAAGATCAAATTACAAAACTGTTTATATCACTTGCATACAACAACGACAAGTACCTTATGGAAGCACCAAACTTCAAAGGCATGTTAGGCAAAGCAAAACAGGCCATTGGCAAAGGAGCTGCAGCCGCAGGTGATGCTATAAGCAAAGGTGCTCAAGCAGGCCTGGCAAAAGCACAACAAGTTGGTACTAACATAACAACAAAAGTAACTGCTGACAAACTTATGAAAGCATGGACCAAAGCAGGCAAGCCAACTGATGCAGTACAAGTTGCAACAATTATTAGCAACTTTGGAGTTGATCCAGGTGTAATGGCACAGAGTTATCAAACTGCTGGCTTAAAAATGCCTAAGATTGAAAAGATTGTTTCAAATGATCCAATAACAAATCTAATAAACATGGTTAAATCTAAGGGTCTAAAAGATACAATGGTAAAATATTTAACACTTGCAACACAACCTGCTGCTGATCCAAATGCACAAGTACAACAACAAACACCTGCAGCCGGAAAACCAGTTAACGTAAACGTTCAGGCCAAATAATGATATTAAAAGAAGGTGGTGCCATCTTTAAAGACGCTGATGGTAACTCAACAACAACAAGAATAAATCAAACAGATGTTAAGCCAACTGTACAATGGCTAGAGCAACTTACTGGATTGCCTCTCATGGACAACATGCTTGGTTCAACAGGACAAAAGCCTACCTCCGGTGATTTAGATCTTGCAGTAGATGCTAGTAAGATTAGCAAAGATCAATTGCAAGCACAATTAACCAAGTGGGCACAATCACATGGCTTTGATCCTCAGGAATGGACCAAGAAGTCAGGTATTAATGTACATTTTAAAACACCAATCACAGGACGTGAAGATAGAGGATACGTGCAAACAGACTTTATGTTTGTACAAAAGCCTGACTTTTCAAAATGGTGGATGAGACATGATCCACAAAGCGAATATAAAGGCGTTGTTAAAAATGTTCTTATAAACAGTGTTGCTAAGGCAGCTGGATATAAATTATCACCAAACACAGGTTTATTAAACAGAGCAGACAACAAGTTAATAACAGACAATCCTGATGAAATTGCAAAAATGATACTGAACAAGAACTCTACAAAAGATAACCTCTACAGTGTCGAAGCAATACTCAGTGCATTAAAGAATGATCCACAACGAGATGCTAAACTTGAAGACTTCCGTGGCTATGCTGACCGTGAAGGAATTCAAGTTGAATCAATAAAAGAAGGTGGCAGTGATTGGCTTGCAAGACTACGTGATAGAATTGTAAATCAAGGAATGGAAGTTGTAACAGACAACAGAGGCCCCTACAAAACTTATCTTAGCGAAGGTGCTAGAATTGAACATCCAGAAGATTTGGTATTTGATCTTGGTTCAAAAGGAATAAAACAAGCACTTGATGGAATAAAACGCAGTGCCGAAGAACCAGCAAAAACAAATACTATCAAATGGGACGGTAAACCTGCTGTAGTATTTGGCAGAGACGATTCAGGGCAATTTATACTCACAGACAAAGGTGGCTTTGTTGCCAAAGGCTACAACGGGATGGCTACTAGTGCAAAAGACATAGCAAGAGTGTTTAGCAACAGAAAAGGTGATTATACCGATCTAATAGGAATTTACGATAAACTATTTAATTTGCTACCAAGAACAATTCCACAACACTTTAGAGGATTTGTACAAGCAGATTTACTATATAGCTCAACACCACCAGTTGAAAACGGTGCCTATGTGTTTACTCCTAATCAAGTAACCTACAGAGTAAGTGCAGATACAGATCTTGGAAAGCAAATTGGAGACAGCGATATTGGTCTTGCAATACACACAGAGATTGACAAACCAGGCGGAACTGTTCGACCAGTTACATCACGTGTGCTAGACAAAGCTCCAGGAGTATTGGTATTAGATAGCACCATGAAAGACACAGGCAGTGCTATTGATCTCGACAAAGGACTTGTAATAAAAATACAAGACACATACAACGAATATGCTCCAGCAATAGATGCTTTTCTTGATCCTCAAGAACTACGACGTAGAAAGATTGGTAGCATGCCAGGATTTATGAAGCAGTATATTAATTTTAAAGTACGACAAGGTGGCTTTACTAATATGATCAAAGACTTTGGTCCCTGGATAACTCAAAAGATACCAACACAAGCACCACGTATTATCGAATGGATGAATGAGAACAAAGGTGCAGTTAGTGCAATGTTCAGCTCGTTTGTAAATATTGCATTGCTGAAAGATCAGTTGATAAAAGCACTTGATAACCAAGATGCAGACGTAAAGGCCGATATAAAAGGCGATCCAGGGCACGAAGGTTATGTTGGAGACGGAATAAAGTTTGTTGATAGAGACAAGTTTTCCAGAGTAAACTTTGCCGCTAACAATCCTGGAGGTGCGTAATGTCAGATGCAGAAGCAGGTATAGAATTTATTTACAACATGCGTGAGCACATTGTAGATGTAAGTGTAGCAACAGTATATGCAATCGCAGTGTATGCGTTGGTGTTATGGATAAAGAAAAAGTTAAGTTAATGGCAGTAACCTCTGTAGACATAAAAAACTTAGAAAAGTTTGCTGATAGAATATTTGGTCAAGTCGGCATTGACGTTGAGTTTACACGACATTTTTTAGATAGAGTAAATGACGAACGCAATGGCGAACCTATTGTACCTGCTGAACTTACTAGACTGTTTAAACAAGAACACAAACGTTGGGGCAAACCTATTGCACAGATGGGTCCAGACAGCGAAGCAGTTATGCGTGACTTGCAAACAAACATCAACATGCCCTTTGCATTGGTATGGGATAACGATAATGATGAACTTGATCTTATTGCCAAAACAATAATGCGTAAGGATAACTTTACAACTCCAGACAAAGTATTTGCAGTAGAAGATTCGCCTTTTAGAATTGCCAAACGTTATGAGATGCCACGCAAGAGTGTACGTGCTGTGGTAAAAGAAAGTGCAGTACAAATAATGTCATCAGAGCAAATGTTGGCAAAACTGTCAAAAGAAATGCAAGGTACACATACAGGTGCATCTGACCCAAGTTCCGATTGGTCAAAATATGTTCTATCTCATAAGGGGTTTACACTTAAAGATATACAAGTTGATAAGATACCAACAGCAGTAAAAAGCGATGGAATGAGTCAGGCCAATATTGAAAAATATAAAAAAGCAGACACCACAAAATTTCCACCTGTAGT